GCGGCACCTTGCGCAGTTACACCGAGCTGGCTCGCGGGGCCGGTTTCTCGCAAATCAGAGCTTATCCTGCGTGTCCTAATAAACAAGGTATTCAGGAGGGTGGGATTTGTGATTGTTTACGGCTATGCGCGTGTCTCAACCCTTGACCAAAATATGACCGCGCAACTAGCGGCATTCAAGCGGGCTGGAATCAAAAAAATAGTGCAAGAAAAGCGCTCGGCGGTGAAGGATCGGCCTGAGCTTGACCGGCTGCTATCTGAGTTGCGAAACGGTGACGTTCTGGTCGTCTACAAGCTGGATAGGTTGGCCCGCTCCGTGTCGCAGTTCGTCAAGGTTTTTGAGTATCTGCGGGGTAAGGGTGTCGTCTTCCGTTCGCTGACTGAGTCCATAGAAACCGATAGTCCGCATGGGCGCATGTTCCTGCACATGCTGTCAGCGTTTGCAGAGTTTGAACGTGAGCTGATTCGAGAGCGCTGTTTAGCTGGTCAGCTCGCTGCGCGTGCGGCTGGTAAGACATGGGGAAGAAAGCGCGCTCTTGGGGATTCGGACGTTGTGGCTGCTGTTGAAGCGTGGCGCTCCGGTTGGTACCGGCAGTCTGTCCTGGCTGAGATGTTGGGGGTGTCTGTTGCCTGTCTACGTGACCACATTCATCGGTATGAGGGTCGAGGGCGTTGGGCGAGCTTGAAGTTACGTAAGTAAAGAGATGTCAGTTTCTTGAGTTTGGCCAGCATCTTTGTCTTTACGGCGCTATCTCGCTCGCTTTCCATGGCCGCGATGACAATCCAGTCCTTGACGTTTTGTCCTAGCTCCTCGGCCAGTGCTCCAGCTAGAGCCGGGCTCAGGTTGCCTCGGTGTTTTGCGCTGTGAAGTGCATTCCTAGAGAGGTTCAGCCGCTCATGCCAATAGGCGGCTGGATGCGTGTTTAGCGCTGTCTCTAGCAGGTTCATGGTGCTTTGCATAGTCTGTTCCTCACGTGTTGTGTGCATGCCAACGACACGTGAGAAATATAACTAAATCCTTGCTCACGTGTCGTGAGAAGTGTTACGGTTCCCATGTCTCACGACTTGTGAGATTTTTTACAGGGAACCAACATGATTCAAGTTTCGGTGAAATCGACCGAAGTCCGCAACCAAAGCGGCAACGCCAAAGCATCGGGCAAGCCTTACAGCCTCAACTTCCAGACGGTCTACCTCCACACGTATGACCGCAATGGCAATCCGAACCCCTACCCGGAGAAAGTGGAAGTAATCCTGGAGAAGAACGAGCAGGGCGCTGCGCTGTTCTATCCGATCGGCGAATATACGTTCGCTCCCAGCTCGATCTACGTGTCGCGCAACGGTGATGTGGCGATCAGCCCTAAGCTGGTACCGATCAAGCCCAAAGCTGTAGCAGCACAGCAGTGAGGGGCTGCACCATGGAAACCGCAGCACGCGAAGCCATGGCACAAGGGGCGCTTCTTGCGCTCCTTTTTTCGTGGAACGAACACCAGCCCCAGGGCGCAAAAGCTGACCGCGTGACGGTCACTCTCCACATTGACGACGGCGTGACCTACAGCGAAGTCACGTACTGGGCTGGCGATCACCCAATCGGCGGGGAGGGCTTCTGATGGCTTCTCAACGCGCTGATGGGGAAATCCCACGCTGGTATCTGGTGCTGTTCATTGGTCTGCCGCTTGGTGCTGTTAGCTGGGTGGGTGCTATTTCTTTGTGCTACATCTGGCTTAGCAATGCCGGCCTGATTGGGGGCGCTTGATGATCACGCTCATTCAAGCCACTCCCGGCTCCGGCATGACGCTGGGCATTGGCCGTCTGGCCCCCGTGCCTGACCGCTTCCGTTTCGCTCCAAGCAACGGGGCGCAACGCCTGACCTATCTGCGCATGCTCGCGGCTGATCTTGATGCCCCGCAACGCGGTCGCAAGCTGCCTTCCGACTATGACCGCCAGTGCTTCGATGTGCATTGCCAGTTGCGCACGCATGGCGCGTATCTCATTGAAGCGGGGGTGCGGTGATGGTTGCCGTTTCCGTTCTCTTCGCGCGCTCTGACTCTTGTTACAACGACCTGGTTGCCGATGTGTGGGACAAGGATCGTGATGCCCGTAACTACGCCGGTAGCAATCCGGTGATCTGTCACCCACCTTGCCGTGGCTGGGGTCGTCTGCGTCATTGGGCTAAGCCGCGTCCAGATGAAAAGGCTTTGGCGCTGTTTGCAGTGCATCAGGTTCGTCGCTGTGGCGGTGTCCTTGAGCATCCCTGGGGGTCTACGCTCTGGCACGCTGCCAAGCTCCCGCATCCTGGCCTTGTCGATGAGTTCGGCGGCTGGACACTGCTGGTCGATCAAGGTTGGTGGGGGCATCCTGCACCAAAGCCTACCTACCTCTACATCGTTGGAGTTACACGCGCCCAGGTGGGCGAATTGCCCGTCCAGTTACAGCGAGCTGCTGGCCGCACATTGAAGCTCTCTCCGGCAGACCGAGAGCGTACGCCCCCTGCTTTCGCGCAGTTTCTGGTTGATCTTGCGGCGAAGTGTGCCGGCTCGCAGTTACAGCGGTCGATCGATAGCCGGGTCGCTGTTACAGCCACCGCGGTTCAGCTCGCAGTTACAGCTGGCCAGGCGCGCAGTTACAGCGACCAGGCTAAGCAATCCGCTGCTTCAAAGCGTGCTGCGTTCCGTCAATGGGCAGGTGCGTGATGCCTCAATTTATCTTCAATGAAGCCAATTTCGAGGTTTGGCCGCACGTTAAAAACGATTGGCATACCCCGGGCATGCTTGCTGCGCGTGCGCGCTACGTGGCCCGTTCTGAGGCTAATGCGCGTGTCCAGCATGCACGCATGGCCGCGCTGCTCGCTGAGGCCACCGCAGCGCGCGAAGCGCGCGGGCTTGTCTCACTATCAACAACTTGCAAGGCTGGTGTTTCTGGTCTTTCGGTTGTCGATTTCATGGCTGAAAACACCATTGAGATTGACCACCAAAAGGCCCGCATTACCCGCATGCAAAAGAGCGTGGGTATCTCGGCCAAAGCCTTGCACCACCTGGGCAAGAAAAACCAGCGCATCTGGATGCTCACCTTGACCTATCGCGGCACAAACCGTGATTGGAGAGCAGAGCACATCAGCCGTTATCTTGATGGTCTGCGCAAGTGGCACTACAGCCGCACCGGCTGCAAAAAGGTTCGCTATGTCTGGGTCGCTGAGCTGCAGGACCGCGGCGTCATCCATTACCACGTGTGCGTGTGGCTCAACGATGGTTTGACCCCTCCAAAGCCAGATAGCGCCTGGAAAAAGAATGGGCAGTTTCAAGCGCCTATGTGGGCTCATGGCTGGTCAAACAGGATGCAAGCAACGCATCCCGTTGCTTACATCATGAAGTACGCCACCAAAGGCACATCTAAGGGGAAGTTTCCGCATGGCGCTCGCATCAGTGGTGTTGGTGGGCTTGACGAAATTGGCCGTGGTTGCCGTCGCTGGGTTCTGTGGCCTGCGTATGTGCAGGGCAATGCTTCGATCTCGGACAAGTTCCGACCTGCGCCGGGAGGCGGCTATTTCAATGCTGAGACAAAGGAACTCCTACGGTCTGAGTTCGTGCCAACGGGCGGCGGTTTTACGCGATTTGTGCGCGTCAGGTCAACGCCCAGACGACTCGAAAACACCGGCGGGCCGTTTAGCTGGCTATCGGACAAGCCGGTGTGTAGATAGGAGCTAAACCGGGCAAGCGTAGCGCCGCACGGTTTTGCTCCGTGCTTCAGAGATCGCATCCATAACACCTGCGTGCAGGCTTTATGGCTGCAATTTCGCAGTGGAGCTAAAGGAGAAAACTATGATCGAAAAAACCCGCGCAATCGCGCAAAAGTACGGCCCCAAGCTGGGCACCGCCGCTCTGATGCTGGGCACTTCTGCAGTGGCCTTTGCTGCTGATGCAGATATCGACGGCCAGATTGCTGGCGTCGGCACAAAGATTCTGGGCGCTGCCACCGCAGTGGTCGGCATCATGCTGGCGTTCTGGGGTGCCAAGCGTACCGGCCAGAAAATGGGCTGGTGGTAAGCAGAGCAGGGGGCCGAGGTGTCTGAACCCACTACCACCACGACCACCCCTGAGCCTGGCACAACGACCATCGTTGTACAGGTTCAGCCGGCCCCTGCCAGCTCGGAAAACGTGGCCCTGTACATGGATGTGTTCTGGGCCTTCTTCGCAATCCTGATCGCTCTGATGGGCTGGAAGAAGGTGCAAAGCATCTTTGACAACCCTTATGAGAACTAGCCATGTTCACCAGTCCGCTCGAACTGCTGATTGTTGGGGGCCTACTGATATGCCTGTACGTCTTCTTCAAATAACGGCCCTAGCGGCCTTTTTTTGCGCTTCCGCAAACGCCCAGCAAAAGCAGATACCGACAAGTGTTCCCGTTGTCGAAGTGCGCCAGTCGGGCAACGCGTTTACGTGGACGCCTGCAACGCCAAACAACTCGACAATCAATCGCGCTGTGCCTCTAGGTCAGGCCCTTGTTACTGGGCAAAGTGTCTCTGACGCTGAGCCTAAAGTGAATTCCCGGCTCAAGCTACCCGTCGGCAAGGGTGCTGAGGTTAGCTCGAGTATCAAGATACCCAAGGCGAACTTTGCAAAAGCGCTTGTTGCTGCAGCAAAAGGGGCGGGCAAAATTGCTTTGCCTGGCGTTGCGGCTGTCGCTCTCGATGCGCTTTTGGACCATGGGTTGAAGAATGTCAAGGTCGGTGATGATGGAAACTTGACAGCCTCCGGTGTGGACCCTGCTGCTGAATACTGGATATCAGACGGTCGAGTATGGACTTATGGCGATAAGCCTTTTAATTCTGTAGAGCAGGCCTGCGCTTACGGGCTTTCAACGCAAAGTACCGGCTGGATCGTTGTTTCGCTCAAGACAACTCACATCTATTCTGATCTTGTTTCTTGCCAGTACACGCTAAAAATCGGAGAGGGTTACGAGCCCTTTAATCGCGTTTACAACATTGCGAGTCCGAGCTATTCAAATTGTCTTCCTGGCTATTACGTCACAAGCAACTCATGCACTAAAGAGCCACCTACGAAAGCTATGTCTGAGAATGAAATAGCGGACAAGATCGCCTCTGAAAGTGGATGGCCGTCATCTTCTGCAATCGCGTTGCAAAAGATGATTCAGGACCCTGCTATACATCCGTATCTGATCACGCCCGGAATGACCGATGGCATAACTCTCACAGGTCCTGCAAGTGCGCCGGGTGCTACAACGACAGGCACAGAGCCTGTGAGCTTGATTCCTGGCACTAACACGCCAGCGCCCCCTGGTGCAACCAATACTGACGCCGGGACTAAAACGACGACAAAGACAACAAGTCATCCACTTCAATACAGCGGTAATACGGTCACGACAAGCACGGTTAATAACACGACGACGAATATCACGAATAACGTCACGAACGTCACTACGACTGAGAAAAAAACCGAGCAAACAGAAGACGATAAAGAGCCAACTGAGTGCGAGAAATATCCCAACAGAGTGGGATGTAAAGACATCGACTTTGACACTCCCGAAGGCGAAATTCCTAAGAAGCAAATCGATGTTTCCTGGTCGCCAGTTGACCTCGGACTGGGCGGTGGTTCTTGCCCTGCTCCTGTCCCGATTTACGAGAACAAGCAGTTCAGCTATCAGCTCGCCTGCGACAACCTCTACATCATCAAACCGATGGTTATTGGCATCGCGCTATTTGTGGGCGGAATGATCCTTTTCGGTGGAAGGGCAGACCAATGAAGCTCGGCACATTCATCCTCTCCCTGCTGCAGCCTGCACTTGCTCGCATCCTCACAGCACTGGGTTTCTCAGTGGTATCCATCGTCGGCATGGATGCGATCTTCGACCAGATGAAATCGCAGCTTGCCATGAACCTCTCGGCCTTGCCCGTGGCCGTTCTGCAGCTCGTTTTGCTGGCTGGTGGCGGCACGGCTATCGGCATCGTTCTGGGTGCTATCGCAACCAAGCTCCTGATCTGGAAGGCACAACAGGCCATCAAGATTTTGGGCGTCAATCCGGGCTAAAACATGATCACAATCATCACAGGCACTCCAGGCAGCGGAAAGACGCTGTACACCATCCAGAAGCTGCTTGCGCCCCTTGTCGGCACCAGCGTGCCTCAAGAGGTTAACGGCGTCGTGACGATGCATCCGCGCACCATCTACACCAACATCAATGGTCTGCAGCTAGATCACGAGCTTATCGACGGCGGCGACAACCAAGGTCTGCGTAACTGGCACGAATGGGTCAAGCCTGGCAGCGTCATCGTCTTTGACGAGGTGCAAAAAGTCTGGCCGCCCCGTGCGAATGGCTCCGTCGTGCCTGAAGACATCAAGGCATTGGAGACCCACCGGCATATGGGCGTTGACTTCATCTTGATCACACAAGGCCCCATGCTGATTGACCGCAACTTGCACATGCTTTGCGGCCGCCACCTGCACGTGCGCCGCGTCGCAAACCTGCCATTTGCCACGGTCTACGAATGGGACTTGATGAGCCGCACGCTCAACTTCAAAGCCAGCCTGCGAAAAGAGCCATACCGCTACAACCGGGCCGTCTACAAGCTCTACAAAAGCTCCAGCCTGCACACCAAGCAGGTGCGCAAGCTGCCCTCAGTTCTCTGGTTCCTGCTTGCTGGCATCGGCGTCGCGGCCTGGAAGGTGCCCCAGGTCTACGATAGCTTGGTGCACCCCGCAACTGCCGTTGTTGCCACATCCGACAAGCCCAAAGCTGTACAAGGCACAACCAAGCCCACGCAGGCATCAGGAACTGCCGCAGACACGAAAACGGCAGCGGGTGAGGGCGCAGACACATCGGCCCCCAAACAGCCCGTCCTTGCCGGTTGTGTGCGCTCTGCAAAACGCTGCA